CTACGTAGTTCTTTGATTTCTTCTGCTAATTTTGTTACCATAAAATCATTGAATTTGTTAGCGTTTTCACGTAAAGTGATTTGAGCTTTTACTCGGTCTTCGTTCATTGCTAGTCTTTCAGTGTGAAATTCATCGATTTCATCTGATAGACTTTCTGTTACCATTTTATCTAGGGCTTCTACCATTACATTTTTGTCGTGTTCATAACGTTGTGCAAATTCCTCGCGGAGTTCTGCACGTACTTGTTCACGGGCTTCATTCAACTTAGTTTCCCAAGCTTCGTTTATAGCGATGCCTGTTTCTTCGTTAATGATTCCTGTTTCTAACAATGGTTTGATAGCATCTAGCATATCGTTTCCCCTATTTAATCTTGAGATCGTTAATCAAACGAATTACTTCGCTTTTTAAATATCTCTGTACTTTTGTGTCACCGCCTGCTTCTTTTGCCATTTCAAGCACTCTATGACCATGTCTCATATTCATGAGATTTTCATAAATTGCTTTTGGATATGCATTGGGAGCTGAGGGCTGGGCGACAATATCTACAGTGACAATTTCAAAGTCACTGACACGGCCATTAGCATCGTCTACGTTTCCGCTTCCTCTGCTACTTACGCCTAGTTTGACACCACTCTCCAACATTGTCTTTACTAACTGACCCATTGGAGTTGGTAGAATTTTGAGTTTGCCAAAACCATTAGGACCATCCATCCACATATTTGTTATCATGTGACTTACACGGTCTAAATTGATTTTGAGGTCATCCGGATGATCAACTTCACCTAGAACGCTATGACCTTCAGAAATTTGTTCATTGAGGGTTTCTACAGCGGCTTCAATTTCATTCACGGGGTAAACACGCTCATTTGCGTTCTTAACCCCGCCTTGAATGAAAATCCCTTTCATGTAAAGAGATTTTTTGTCGCCTTCACCGTCACTTTCAACCACTATATTAGCACGGTCGAATGTGAGATTTTCTCTAAGATACAAAGCCATGTTTCTTAGGTTTCCTTATTATACTTTTTTCTTTACTACTTTTTTGCTTTCAGCAACTGGACTCTTTGTGTTAACTTGAGTTGCTTGTGCAGTGTGAGCTTTAGGAGCTGCTTCAGTTTTTGCACCTTTATGAGCTGGAGAGTTTTTCCAATCATTAGCGTGTTTTACTGATGTCTCGCCCTTTGTTCCATAGTTACCAGGAGCTTTTGGTCCTGTTGGAACTGTTTCTGCTGTGCCAGTCATGTTAACTGCTTTAGCACCAGTCTGTACAACCTTAGGCTTAGTCAATGCTGGGCTTTTTGTATTTGAGCCATCATCACCGCCAATTTTGCTACCATATAGACCTGGAACTTGTTTTAACTGAATTGACTCTTCCAATGACTCTTCCTCTTCTTCATCATCAGCAGCTTCCATCATTTCTTCGTCGCCCATGTCCATGTCGTCGCCGCCCATTTCTTCGTCGCCGCCAAACTCATCACCGCCCATTTCTTCTTCTTCATGACCCATTAGTTCTTCGAACTCAGCCATTAGTTCATCTAGTTTATCTTCTAGATCAACAACGCGGTCTTCTAATTCAGCTTCTTCGTGTTCTTCTTCGCTGCCCATTTCTTCGTCGTCATCGGACATTTCAATGTCAGCAAATTCGTCATCTTCTTCAGTCATGCCTTCTTCTTCAGCACCAATTTCATCTAACAATCCACCAACTTGGTCAGATTCACCCATGCCGTCAAAGTTCTCGACAACTTCTTCATCTGCCATCATTGATTCATAGATTTCTCTTGATTTTTCTACAACGATATCGTGAAATAATTCACGGGCTTGTTCTTCATTCTCATTGATGATTAGATCAATAAGTTGTTCAAATTTTTTGTTATCCATTGTTAATTTCTCCTATAGAAATGGCTTTGTATTAATTACTTATGCTATATGTGTAAAAATAGCTTTAAAACTGCTATTTTTTTGCGTTTTTAGTTGAGATAGAGGGGATTTATGGTAGTTGGGGTTCTGTTGCTGCAGGTTGATACTGTTTACGTACTTTTTTAAGTGTCTGCGCTTTCTCATATGACCTAACATCATTCATCTTTCGTAGCTTACGAATCTGTCTTAATGTTAATTTTGTCTTACGAGTTTCTTTCCATTTAGGCGTACTGTTATCAGATTTTTCATCTTGATATCCGGGTATAGCTGGATCGAACATTTCGTTAAGTAGCATAATTATTTCCTATAATGTATTTATTATTATTTTTCTAAATTACATCGTAGGTGCTGCCGGACCTGCTGTTGTTGGGCCTGCCGGCATTGATTCTGGACCGGTTACCGGCGGGACAACGTCCATTGGTCCTTGATTTTCATCTGGTGACATTTCAGCTTCTTGGCTATCAGTTTCTATATCACCCGCACTTATTCCAATACTACGTAGGTCGCTTCCTTTAACCTCTGAATCTTCGGGTTTAGTTCTTTCTTCTTCCCATAGACGTTCGTTTTCTTTGATTTCTTCTTCAGTTAATCCTAAGAATCTTTCTAGTGCAAAACGCTTGCTAATATATGGGTACGCTTCCATAGCACCAAAGGTTGCAACACGGTCTTTGTCTAATTCGCTTTGACGATATGCTGCAAAGTTTTGAGGTGCATTGAACTTAATGTCAAATAACCCAGAATCTATGTTGAATCCACGCCAACGCATGAATAACTTAAATTCTTCATTTAGTTTTAGACAAACATAATTCTGCAATCTTTCACAATACTGATTGAATCTAAACTCTTGTATCATTGCAGTTCCAACTCTACCGTCGCTTAATGGGATCTGACCATCTTCAGGACCAGTTGGTAAATAACTACTTGGAACACGTAAGCCACGTGCAAGTCTATTATTGAAATATCTTAAATCATCAATTTCACCCAAGTTCTGACCACCCTGTAATAGTGTGACATCACTACCACGACCATCTGCAGTTACTGGGAAAAAGTAATCTTCGTTTATTGAAAGTGGATTATATGTTGCGTCCATTACGCTTTGCCCACCCTGAACACTTGGAATACGTCTTTGATGTATCTCATTTTTAATACGGTCTACGAAAGCCATAGCCATATGACTTGGCATGTTACCTACGTCAATTTTAAAGACTCTACGTTCTGGGGCACGACTGATACGATAGATAAGAATCGCATCTTCTAATAATTCTTTTTGCTTGTATACTTTAAAAATATTCTCTAGTACGCTTTGTCCAAAAGGCCAATATTTGTCTAACCCCTCAGTTAAACTTAAATGTACGATATTCTTAGCATCGATTGCTGCTTCATTTAACCCTAAACTAAATCTGCTACCGGTAGAACCAGCTTCTGGAATTGTATAACTATATGGAGCATTGTATCCTGCGGTTCCGGATTGTGCTTGGAAATCATTAGTTGTTTTTGTTGCTATACTTAGATTTTGTAAGTTTGGATTAATGTCTTTGATAACGTATTGTTCAGGCTTTTTGCCTTCGCTTTCATTGACAATAACTTTACTGACTTTGGTCATGTCAACCCAATATAACTTAAAGTTTTCTGGATCACGAATAAAAATTTGATCACCGTATTTTATAGCATTTCTAAAGATTTTGAATACTCTAGTATTCATCTCATTTAGCTTACACCATTGCTGTAGTTGCTTCTTTATCAATTCAACTTCATGTGGGGTTGGATCTTCAGTAAACTCAATGCTAAATGGAGTGCCATTATGATCGTTTTTTTGTGTACTAAATTCTGCGATAATATCTAAACATGCATTAACTTCAGCATCAACATCCATCATTTCATATTGATTGTATCTCTCAACACGATTTGGGTGTCCGGTGTATATCTCAGGAAGTCTGCTCTGATAATTTTTATATCCGAACTCTTGATTGTTCCATCCACCAGTTGGCGAGTTTCCCATGCCTGCACCTGAGTTCCATGCTCCAGCATTTGAGTTCTGCCCACTAATTGGGGAAAGAGCGCCGGTTGTGTTTGAAAATCGCTTTTTATAAGTCATACGTTATTTATCAGTTAATTAGCTCATACTGTACAATTTTATGTCATTCTGAACGCTAGTACTTTGGTCTATTGCAACTGCCAAGTCATCAATTTTACTGACAAGATAGTCAATTAGTTGTTTGTTTGGTTTTATGTCCGCAAATTGTTGAACCAAAGAATCGTCGGGTTTTATTTTTTTTATGTCAGTTTTAAAATCTGAAAAGTCATTCGATTGTACAGGTGATTTCATTTCCATGCCAACAGTGTTTCCATCTAGCATAGGTACTATAGCTTCACGACCGTGGGCAATAAAATCGGGATTTAATGCTTGAACTTGATCCTCACCAAGTCTTGCAGTTTGATCTCTCTTAAGAGTAACATGAACTGGGTCTTTTGGGTTCGGTCTTTGTAATCCAAATTTACTTAAGATAGAGTTACCAATAGCATCTAGTTGTTCTGGCTTAATGTCTACAGCACGATAAAATGTATGTGAACTTGAATTTTTTGATGGTATATAATATCCCGCAGCATAGGGTTTAGTATCATAATCACCTTTTGCATCTTTCCATTTCTGATATATCGCTTGTTGTTCTTCTTTGCTTCTATAAGAAGATGTTATATGCAGTTTTTCACCGCTTATCTTATAATATTCTTCTGCTAATTTAGCTACTTTACCAGCTAGTTCTGGATTCTTTTCTGCTAAAGATAAAAAATGCCCAACATCACCGGAACCCGAACTATCAAAATGCAAAAATTTATCTAAGTTGGATCTTTCGAGTGCCTTTTCTAGTGATTCTAATTCTCTTTTCTTTTGCTCTTTTTTCTTTTCAGTGTCTTGTTCAGCAAGTTCTCCTTGCTGTTTAGTAATAGCAGATTCACTAGCTTCTTTTGATCGTCGGATAAGTGATTGTCTTTTACCTTGTAATTCTTCGGTTGTAGTTCCGTATTTTTCTTTTTCTCTTTGTCTTGCTTTTTGCAATGCAGCTAAGGTAGCTTCAACATTTTGTTGAATACTAAGTTCTTCTTGTGCTGAAACCCCGCCTGTGTTTTTACGTTCTCTAAGTTTCTTTTGTTCTTCTAATGCCTTTTCATAACTTTCTTTTGCTTTAGCCGATACATCACCTAAATCTTTTTGTTGCTTTATTTTTTTCTCAATGTCTTTGGCATCTTTTTCAAGGTCTTTAGCTAATTTCTGTAATTCTTCTGAGTCTCCTAAAGCCTGCATTGCTTTATCAAATGCTTCGGGAGTTGGCAATCCCACAAGATTTCCCACAAACCTAGCCAACTCTGCCATAAGCTTAGTGGTTTTTGTGATTGTCCAAATTAATCCCCTAAGACCACTATTGATCGGACCTTCTATGGATTTTCTAGCAATATCAGCTAGTTGGCCAGCTTCACGTTCTGCATCGAGTTGGCCTATCTGAGCGTTCTTGATAGTATCGGACTGTTCATTTACTGTTTTTTTCAAAATATCCACAACTTGACCAATATCCTGCACGTTTCGCATTTGATATGCTGCTCTCATTGATTGTGCATCTACTATTGTTTGATTTCGGAATTCGTCACTCATTCCTAATACATCAGCGTTATATTTTCCAAAATTTATAATTCCGTTACTGATGTTCCTAAGAAAAGGAGCCATACTATTTTTGTCCGACTTTAAGTTTCTAGCCCAAGCTGTTATGTCTGTACCTAAGGTAGTTAGTACCGCTTCACCTTCTTTTATTGTTGCGGTTCCGTTTACTATAAAATCTTTGACACCTAACGCCACTTTTTTACCAAATTTCATTTCAACGGCCGTAACGGTGTCGAGAAGTCTTTGTGCATCATCTCCTCTTCCCTGTTCGATTAAATTTTGTAAAGTTAAATTAAATTTATAATCTGCGAGTTGTGAAGCTAGTGTTTCGGCTACCTTGTCTCTGGACTCTCCGGTTAAATCACTTAACGCCGCAACACTTGTCAAGTAATCCGATGCAGAAAGATACATTCTACCGTTATCTCTCTTTAACGAGATACCCAAACTTTCTTGTAATTTAACATAATCAACTTGGGCTTTAGTAACTGCTTCTTGCGTATATCCTAAACGAATAAATCCATCCCGAATATCACTAGTGTCTAGCATATAGCCAAACGTTTTCGCACCCTCAGATGCAGTAGACTCTATGTTTAAAAACGCCGAACCTATGTCTGACATTGCTTTATTAAATGCGTCAGACTTTGCCGTATAATAACCAGCACTATGTATTAGTTCCAAAACATCATCTGTGGTTACGCTAAGTGCGCCACCAAATTGCGCCATGTTATCGTAGCTTTTTAGTATACTATCTTCAAAAGAAAAAAAGCTTTTAATGGCAGCACCAACACTGCTGTTTATAATATTGGCAATCGCTCCTGTTTTGCCTCCTATGATATTAAGGCTTAAGTGCGAAAGTAAGCGAGTTGAACTATCTACTACTTTGTTGAACTTCTTGAATTCTGTAGAGGTATCTAAAAATGCAGAAGTAGTGTTAGATACTACATTTTTTAATCCTAAAAATGTAACTTCTAAATTTCTTGCTGCAATTGCTGCTTTTCTAAGGCTTTCGGCTGAATCCTTTGATACTCTTCCGATCTCATCTGCTATATTTTGATCATTTTGGTCATTTTGATCCATACTTATCTCCTAGCCAAAATTAATAGATCATTTTGAACATCAATGTTTTGATTCATTTTACTAACTAGGTCATTCATTTTATCAGACACAATTGCTAATACATCATTCATATTGATACTATTTGCCATTGATGACGTTGTAGTTTCTGTAGAACCTGTGTTAGGACCTAATAAAGCCTTAATATAATTAGATAAAATATCGTTGATATCATCACTACGTGACAGTAAATTACTTTCTTTGTTAATTAAATTCTTAGGCAAGTCTTTAATACTAACTGGAATTTCTTCACCACTAGGTAATGGGATCACTGCCTTAGGCATGCCGCTTAGCGGCGAATCATCATTAACACCGTAGCCGGTACCTGGACCTTTGTATATCCCACCTGTTCTGAATTCCTGTGGGCTAGAGTTTGGTCCCATAGCAAGCGCAGGAATGCCACTATTAAAAGAAGGCGTAGAAGAAGTTCCTGCTGCAGGAGGGGTAAATGTTATACCCGTATTTTTACTGGCCAATGTTTCACTAACTAATCGTTGTGTATTAGCCAATCTAGCTATATTTTGTTGCAGACCCCTAGTAGTGTCTTGATAGGGTGTTTCTGTTGGGTACGGAGCAACTGAACTAAATTTAGACAAATCTCTTGCGAATTGTTGATTGTCAGCCAAATCAGAAATATTTCTATTCTGAAGATTAGCTATATTCTCAATAGTTTCTGTTGAAGAAAGAGGATTTAGATTTCTAATTTGATCTAAAAGATTAAACCTGTGTAAGAACTTAGAAAACTGTACAAATCCCTCAGTTAAGAAGGTAGTTGCCTCCATTAACCCACTAAAAGCTGCACTTACCCCTCCAGTAAGTAATTCAATAAATGAATCAAATGCATTAGTCATCGCATTGCCGGCGTTTATGCTTTCTATCCTAGAATCCATTATTGCGTCTGCTTGTGATTTTTTATTGTCAAGTAAAGTTTTACGAATTTCACCGCGGTCTAAATCAAGATTTTTACCAAAACGTTTCATGAAATTAGGGTCGGTCATTCCGGACTGCGCGGCAAAGTCCGCATTCAGTGTAGAGGTTGTAAAGTATGTGTTTTTAAACTTTTTACTAGAATTTTGTAATAGGTTCTCAAATTCCTCCGGTTTCATTTCCCCGCGTTTTAGCTTTTCTACCCAATCAAGTATTGCACCACCAGTTTGCAATCTTAATGCCATTGCATCTTCTTTAACAGCATTAGGACCAAATTGAATTATGTCCATTAATCCTTTTTGAGCTTTGGGGCCAAAAATACCACCAAACTGATCTGTGAATTTATCCATTTTATCTGCAAACTGTTCTCCTGCTGGACCTTTTTCTCTTTGTGCAGACAAGTACATATTAAATGCAAAATCTTCTCGTTTTCTTGCTTGCATTTCTTTTGTTTGGTCAACTGATTGTCCGGTTAAATCACTTAATTCAATTAAGTTTCTTGCATACTTGATAGAACCTTCTTGCAACTCTTTAAAAGTTTTTTGAGTTCTACCACCTAAATAACTTTCTAGTTTAATGTATTGTGCTT